TAAATTAAGTATTTCTTTCATAACTAAGTCCATAGCTAATGTTGAGTTATTAACAACGTCCTGTTGAGTTCCCTGTCCTAACAGTATGCAACCTCTAGTATCTTTAGGAAAATTACCTCTATGAAAAAGAATGTAATCCCTATTAGGTACATCTTGAACTAACAAATGCAAGTATTCTCTTGTAGCTGATTCTCTAGGGTATCTTAGTCTTACAGGGTATTCTCCTTCAGGAATGCAGCTAATGTTTCTTTGATTGTCTAAGTAAGGGTTTTCTAATGTATCACAGAACCTTTCACCATTTATAAAAAGCTCACCTATTGTAGACTTATCTGAGAATGTATCTCTAATGATAAGAAGATTTATCAAATTAGATTGAGTAGGTGGCATAGATTTTAACGTCTTTAACTTCTTTAATAAAAACTTTACGCACTTTAACATCTTCTGTAATTTTAGTTATGTACTTAGGATTCAAACTGTTTAGCTTTCTTTTCTTAGGCATTATCTATTCTTTTTATGAGCCCACCACTTGTCAATAGTATAAGCTATTGATACAACTAAAAGAAGAATCTTTAATGCTAATTCTAAGTTAGTGAATGTTGTTACGCTTAATACCGTTCCGTTTAGGACTGCTACTTCTGATATTTCTTGTATTGTTGTTTTTATCGGCATTGTTCAAATAAGATTTTAATTTAGTTACGTTCTGTTTTTTAGGTTTGTAGTGCTTCTTCATTAGTCTGATGAATTTAGAAAGTTTCTCAAAGTAAGTTTAGTTCCCTGTTGCTTTGGTCTTTCAAGGTTCATACCATTGTAGTACGCATTAGAATCAGGATTAACGTCTGCACCTGAGTTTGTAGAGTATTCAGGAAAGCTAGAAGTATTATTGCAAATGTAGTCAATCATTCTTTCTGTATAATACTCGGCTGTATTTCTTACTTCTTCCCTTAGGTGTTGGCTTTCTTCAGTACTTAAAGCTGTTCCTGTTTCTGACGTCTTTGAATAGATATTCCCATTCTCAATCTTAAATCTAAGGAAAGGTACAGCGTGGTAAAACGCCCAATTCGGAAGCATATCACCAATATAGTCGTCTAGCAAAGTCTTGTAAGCTTCATTACCTGCGTCACCTACTGTTCCTGCTACAATTAAGTCTTTAAGTTTTTGGTTCAAGTCAGTACCTAGCTTAGTTTCCACGTAGAGCTTCTGTGCTTGACGAACGTAAGGAAGTAATAGCTCAACGTCTACATTTAAATTGATTGCTGTAGAGTCCTTTAATTTAGCTTCTGATATAAATAGTATATAGCTCATAATTATCTTGCGTTTATATATCCGTTATTTTTCATTTTTCTAGGTGGTGTTGCTACCAACTTATCGTTCTTCTTAGCAGTAAATCCTTCTGACTTAGCTTTAGTATAGCCAATCATATCAGCGTCTTCTATTTTAGTTGTCTTAGATTCTCCTATTACTGTCTTGTAGATTCTTCTGCTCCAAAAATGGAAACATTGAGGACCTCCTTTGTATAACCAAATTGAGTATTTATTAGTTCCTTTAGGTCCGAACCCCTTGTTTACTTCCTTTGTACTCATTCTAAGTATGTCCTCTTTTCTGTAAAGCTTATTAGCTCCTTCCATCTTTTTACAAAATTCTCTTTTACTTCCTGATTTATTAGTTAAGAAATTATCATTAGAATATACATAACGAACTCTAAAATAATCAAAAGACTTTTTAGACAGTCCGTCTTGGTCTGACTTACGGCTAGGAATAGCTCTACCTGTGCTTGTAGCTAATTCAATCTTTTCTCCTGCTAGTTCATTTAATACTTCTTCATAGTCAAAGTCTTGGTGTTCTCCGTCTACTACTTCTTCTTCTATTAGTTCCCAATCTTCAGGAATGTCTTCTCCAAATTCTTCAATAAAAGAATCTAATTCAGTCTTTTCACTTGCAAAGTCATCTCTAACTTCTACATCAGCTAAAGGTTTCAATCCAACTTCTTCCCTTATTTCGTCTTCAGTCATTACTCCTTTCAAGTCCTCAGAAGTAAATTCTACTGTAATTGGTTTTAACTGAACAAACTTAACAGGTAAGTCTATATTGTTTACTGAGAAAATAGTTTGTAATGTATTTAAGATGTGTAATTGAAACGGCTTTACCACTGTATTTAGATAGAAGTTTCCTGCTGCATTAAGTTCGTCTACATTAGAACCCAATCCTGTATCGGACTTAATTCCCATAAGCATAGGACTCGTTACTCTGTGTCCTGTAAGGATGTTTTGAACCAATAGCTCTTGAAGTGCTAAGTATTGCTTGTCTGCGTCAGAAACGCTTATAGGTGTTATTTCAGGTGTTCTTGTTTTGTCATCTGAGAATGTTAAAATAAACTTTCCTGAATTTGAAGCTCCTGTAAATTTTTCTACTAAACTTTGTTCTATCTGTCTTCTTTCCTCAGATGTAGGAATACCATTTGCGAAACTCACAAAATAGCTTCCACTAAATCCATTCTCTATATTGTTTAAATGAAACTCAGCAACCTTTTGGTCTACTAAACACCAATTATTCGCTGCTAGATAATCAGGTGTATGGTACACGTCCATATTAGGACTATAAGAACCTGTGTAAAGTAACTGACTTCCTGAAGTTCTATCGTTCACATTGAAAGCAGGTACAGGATAGGGCTTATTTGCCCTAGTGTTTGACCAATCAGCACTTATATAGTAACAGTCTACCTTACCCATAGCATTTGGCTTTCCTGCTCTTACACGCTCTACAGGTACGTGATACACTTCTGCTATTTCTGTGCGTTCTCTATTCCATACAACGTGTAAAGCGTAGCCTCCTTGAAGTTTAAAGTCAAAAGCTACTTTCTTTATTACTTGGTGCAAACTTTCATTAGAATTTGCGTGTCTAAGAAACTTCTTTAGCTTTACATAAGATTCTAAATTAGTATCGTTTTCTTCAGCTACTAAGGATTCACCTGCTATCATTTCAGCAGTAGCGTTTACTATTGCAGCGTGTGTAGAACTGTTATAATAAAGGTCAATTAAGAACTGAGGGTATAAATTTTTCCAATCTTCCGTTCCGTATTCTATGTAATCCCTACCTCTTACCTCTTGTACTATTGGAGCTGTTGATGTTTCTAAATTTATTGAAAGTATTTTATCCATTTTTTTTATTTATTGTCCGTAGTATGTGTAGTTTGTTCCTGAAGGTTCAGTGTGTTGAGTGTATTGCACTTGCTCTGTTCCTGCTTTTTCTGTTAAGTTAAGTATTCCTTTACTAACTATTCCCTGAACTACTCCATTTGTATCAGCTACAGGTAAAACATCTGTTTCAGTAACAGGAGTGGTTTCACTATTAAGAACTATTGCACCAATCCAACTTACTTCATAAACTTCATATTTCCAATGTCCTGCAGGTAAAAGTTTTATTTGATTATTAAATATATTAGGAATATGAAAATAATTAAGGTTCATATTGGTGAATCTTGGTTTAATACCATTTCCCAACAAAGGATAGCCGTATTCTACAGAACCATCAAGGTCATTTATAAACTTTATTAAGAACCTAATCTGAGTAGAAGCTACAGACGTATTTATTCTATTGTCTTCAGTACAAATGTTAGCTATTATGTTTGTTTCAGTAATTGCTTGTATCATATTATATAATAGAAAAAGTTCCTTTCTGTTTGGTTAATAACGAGAAAAAGGCTGCCAAAGCAACCTTAATCCCTATAGTGAACGCTAGATTGCTCTATATACAGACGAACTGCACCACCCTCACTAAGTGTAAAAAAAGGGTAACCGTTAAGCTACCCTCTTTAAAATATATAAAAGAATACTAATTAAGATGTAACTATTGTTCCCATTGTAAATGCTGCGTTATCAAATGGGTCTGTAGTGAAATCTGCAACCATTGGAAAAGGAAGTGCTTCCATTCCGTCAAAAGTAAGAGTGTAACCTCCTCTATCTCCCCAAGCTGCTCCTGAATCAATAGTACCTGCGTTAAGCTCCATTCCGTTTACTGTTCCTAAAGCTACGATAACATCGTGTCCGTTAGCAAGAGTAGCGTTTAATTGAGCAAAGCAAATAAGTTTAGTTTGACCTAAAAGCTTAATTTGGTTTTGGTCTTCTTTTGTTAATTTGTTAAGTATAAGATTTAAAGTAGGAGTGTAATGAATACTGCCATTTTCACGTGAGCCAACGATACTTTCTGAAAGACTAGCTGTACCTAAAGGCATAGCATATCTATAAAGAACGTCAGTTCCCATTTCAATGTCAGTTACTTCTCCTGCTGTTTGTGGTATAGATGTTACTTGGTCATAAACTGCGAAATATACGTATTTGATACCTCCACTCGTTCTCGAGCAATCAAGTCCCCTACCTTTACTAAGTGCTGTACAAGCCATTGTTTTGTTTTTTTTAGGTTAAGGGTGGAAGGGTTTTACCCCCTCCATCCGTTTATTTAATTATGATTGATGAACGATATCAGCTCCGATACCTAACTGAACACCTGCAGAGTAACGAGCAACTAATCTCATATTGTCTGAACCATCCAAAGCAGCCATATCCATCAAAGAGATACGAGTTTGGTCGCTTAATAAG